CGTTAGCAGAAAAACCGCCAGTGATTTTAGAATTTATCGTCAAATTAGAATAACCGCCATTCAGATTAATCAAGCCAAAAGCACCACCACCAGCAAAAAATTCAGTTAATATTCCACCACCTGTACAGGTAATCGAAGTGCAAGCAAAAGTGGGTTGATAGTAACCGCCTCCAGTAGAAAATAATGAAGCTACATTTATGGGAACATTGACTGATATAGCTGCACCCGATGCGTTAACATCATCTCCGGGACCGGGAATTATTCCGCCACTCCAAGTAGAAGGGGAAGTCCACAAGCCCGATGCTATTGCTACACGAGTCGCCATTAGACAGCCGCTGGTATGAGGTCAGTGTTCTTTTTTATGTCGCTTGATTTAACATCAAGGTTATCTTTCACTAATTTCCCAAAACTAGATGCTGTAGAAAAATCAGGATGAGACAAAAGCTTTGTGAAAAGTTCTGTTGAAATAGCAGCAGGAGTATTTGTGTACGTACCTACTGTCGCATCAGTTGGAACACCTGACACCACATTGCTAGGAGATGGAACAATTAAAGTACCAGTCAGTTCATTTGAAGCACCATAGGCAACACCGCTTCGGACATCTGTCGTAGTAGGATTGCCCAGAGCAACACCAGCACTATAAAGTACTTTGTTAGCTCCAAACTCGTCTTTGAAGGTCCAAGTAACATTTGAGGCTGCGTAAAATCTTGTTGATAAAGCGTTTACAGCGTTGGCTGTTGCTGAGTTTACGCAAGGAGATGTTAAAGTCACTGTACCAGAACTTGCAATCCCAGCGAGAACACCAGCGGTCACAGTACCAATTACTGTTATAGGAGAAGTCGTGTTTACTGTACTTATTCCCGGAGCTGCTGTTGCTGTCACGTTACCAGTCACGTTAACTTGAGAGGAGGCTACGACAGAGACACCTACCGCAGCAGCAACGTTACCTCCAGTAATGTTACCCGTTACATTTACAGTACAGGCTGTAGTGTTTCTTACCACAATTGCACCAGCTCCTGTGATGTTTCCAGTGATTGTTATAATATTTGATCCTGCTAAATTGTTGATACCATACGACGAAGATGAGGTGCCGGATACAACGTTTCCAATTACGGTTAAATTTGCACCGATTGAACCAGCAGGGATAAGTACGGCTGCAAACCCTGTTCCGGTACCCCCTGAAACAAGACCGTTTATTGTTGTATGTCCGCCTACCCCGTTCAAGGCTACTGTTCCAATTGTTGTTATCCCTGAAACAATACCTGCACCTGTAGCAGTAATGACGTACCCTGGTACTAGAGTTTGAAAAAGACCACCAACAACCGCTGGAGCTTGAGCTGTGTTTCTTAAGGACAATACAGTTACGTTTTGGTCAATAGTAACCGTGAAACCGTTTGCATGGACATCATCTGCCACAGTAGGCAAAGTTCCACCGTTCCATATTGCTGTATTTGACCAGTTGCCTGAAGCAACCGCATATCTTAACGCCATACTAGAGCCCCTTAGATAGAATAAACTCCTGGATTTTTCCCATGATACCCGACACAACATTTCCTAAATCAGCATCGCCCTGAGCAATGTTTTGAAATACATCACCATAGGCGACAGCCTTTGTATCTGATTCACAGAACTCAAGGTTTCCATCTTCAAGAACTCTGTAAGGGGTAAGTCTTAAAGCCACACTCCCGCCAATGTCATTGCCTTGAATGTTTGGAGATACTGCTAAATTGACCGTGAAATATGGATAAGAAATTCCGTCTTTAATGATTGGTGTTGTTGCTGAGATAGCCATGGTAATTCCTTATGTGTATGCAATCGAGGTTAAAACACCCGAAGTATAAGTTAATGTTTTGGTTAGTTGTATTGATAAAGGAGTAGACCCACTAAGAACTACTGAGGTTAATAAGCCGCTTGTGTAGTTAAGAGTTTTCGTGATTGTTCCTACCGAGGGAACTGTATAAACAATTGAAGTCAATGTCCCTGAAGTGTAATTTAAAGCGTAGTTGTATTGCTTCAAATTCTTGGAGACTGTTTCAAAAGTTATGCCTAGTAAACCAAACCGCTCTTTGTCTATAAAGCAATTATCCCAGTCTAAGACAAGTATTCCACCCTTATCCAATAAGTTTCTTGCTTCATAATTTAAAGAGTTTTTTGTTGCTGAATCTACGAAATTTCTAAGCTCAACATCGTAGTTTGGTGAGTCATCGTAAAGAATCCCTTTCGTCGCAACACTTAACCAATTTAACCCTGATGCGCCTAGCGTGTAAGCAATATTTGAATCAGGATTTATAGGATTATTTACAGCCGTCCCGCCTAAATTGGAAAGCGTATCATTCGCAGGTGTAAAACCTAAAGCATCTTGTTTACCATTCCATGTAGCTTTTTCTGCATCTGTGGTAAATCTATTTGAAGCGTCTTGAACAATTGTTCCCGGTCCTTGCGTGCCAGTATGGTTTGTTCTGTTTAGCAAAAAAGCATCTGTCTGGTTGGCAGTTGCTCCTGATGCTATTCCTGCAAGTTTAGTTTTTTCTGTTGAAGTGTAGTCTTCTGTTGAAAGACCTTTACCCACAACTTTATCAACTTTTAAATCAAGTGCTGTTTGAGTTGCGGTTGAGATTGGTTTGTTTGCATCAGAAGTATTATTTACTGACCCTAAACCAACATCAGAGCTTGTTAAAGTGTGGTTCTTCCAAAGACTTGATGCCGATTCATATCTTAAATATTGATTGTTAGCTATGCCATTGATTAAAACATTATGTAATTCTTCTAACTTTTGCCCATTTTGAATGTTGATTTCAATTGTTCCCTGAGTCGGATTTGACCTTGTACATACACCAATAAAAACTGAATGATCTGGTGCAACTGGTTCAGTGTTTGTCATTCCACCTGCAACAGTCGGCGACAACCAAAGAGGTATACCAACTGTAAAAGCAGATGTATCTAGTGATTCTATTAACCCAATGACTACAATTTCTCCATTTGAATTGTTTGGGATAGCAACAGAAGTTAGACCCACTGTTCTGCTAGAAGAAGCCTCAGTGTTGGCTTGAGCTAGTGCTATGGTTGGCAAGTTACCTGATGAACCATTGAAATAAACAACTGAACCTTTTGGAATAGTTGCGCCTGTTACGTTTCTTGCGGTTGTTGATAATTTATTAGTTGAAGACGATGCTAACAGTTGCCAGTAAGCCGTATTAGTTGGGTCATTGCCTGTCGTCGCTAGAATACAGATGTATGATGAGTTTCCAAATGAGACTGAATCCCCTGGACCATATGATGTGGCGTTATTGTAAACACCAGTAGGATTAATATTTGTATTAATTTGAATAGGGTTAAGAAGCTGAACAACTTTAAAGTCAGACATAAGTTAAACTCGCTCTGTTGTCCCATACCTGATTAAACGTTTCCGATGCTGCTTTAATTACAACACCACTAGAAAGATCAATTTTTTTAATCTTCCACTTAGCCTCTGATGTCAAAGCACCAAAAAGACCTTCGCCTAAATATATGATTGTTGCACTTGCTTGATCTACAATTAAACCACTGGCATCGTCTTCTGTGGTAACTGCAATCTTAGATTTATCGTTTGGTGCTTGCCGATATGAATCAAACTTTCTGTCTTGTATTGAACTCTTCATCACTCAGCCTCTTGTATTCTTTTGCAAGCATAGACTCAGCATCAATTTCGAACCATGCAAACCAGCTTGATCCATCATGGGTTATAATGTAATCGTGATACATACCCATTTTAATACTATTTTTTAACATCAATATCTTAAGGTTCTCGGGAGACTTTGCCTTGAGATAATCTTTTACATGCGTTGGTTTTTTAGTCATAAAAAAAGGGTACTCATTTCTGAGTACCCCGTCAAAAACTTAATTAGTCGTTAAGACCTACGATAAGTGGAGACTTACCAGCAGCAACACCTTTCTGTCCAAGCTGCATACCCTTGAATCCGCAAATCATGTCGATTGCAGCTTTCTTAGCACCAACACCGTAACCGATTTCAGCTTGTTCACCGTAAGAAGCATTCTTTTGGAATGCGTATGCTACAGCAGATTTCTCAGCCATAAACAATTCTTTACCAGCAAGACCGTTATGCATAACAACTGGTGAACCTAAGATTGTTCCAATTACACCAGATGGGAGAGTTGCCTGACCGAACTGGTATTGGTTTTTAAATTCAGCAAGTCCAAAGATAGCAGCTTTTTGCTGTGGAGATACGATGAAAACAGTGTCTTCCATAGCAGCATCTTTCTCTTCAAGATACTTAACCATAGCTAGAATGTTTGCATAAGTTACATCAGCATCAGTACCTACGTTAAGGAATGAAGAACAAGCTGTACGCATTTCTGCAATGATAAGCTCATCAACTTTTCTGCTTTGAGCAGCAGCTGCACGTCTTGCAAATTCAAGTTCAGCAGGAATGTTTGACTGAAGTGCAGTCATTGAATCAATGATCCAAGAAACATAGAGGTTTTGGTCAAGAGTTAAAACATCGTTTGAAGATGTTAACTGTGAAGCATCTCCATAAGCACCCTCAGCACGATCAACAACAGTAAAGCTAGAAAGCTTAGGTACTGCAATAGAAAGTGAACCCGGGTTAGCGAGGACAGAAAGGTCAGTGAAAAAAGGTGTAAGTTTAGCTTTGAAAGCTAGTTCTTTTTGAACTAAAGCAGCAATGAGAGCTTGCTTTGTTCCACCAATTTCCGTTGAACCTGTAATTAGATCAGCCATGATATTCTCCTGTTATTATTTAAGATTTCCGTTTTTATGTTGTTCCAAAATGTATTCCCTAAGTTCGGCTGGTGTCATCTTTTCAACTGGTTTGGTTCCAAACACAGCAGATTTAGCAGCTTCGTTAGGCATTCTTGCACTTCCACTAAATTCAACTAGTGAAGAGTGTTCTTTAACAAATTGAGACACAACGCTTTTAGCTGAGTCTTGATCAATCTGTTTAGTTTCTGGGTTAATCACAATCTTATCGAAGTCGATAAAAGTTGCATAATCCCTGTTCTTGAGTCTTCCACCTAAATGCTTCTCAAATTCCTGATACTTCATTCCGTTTACAATTTGCTCTTGCTGTTCCTTAAATGCTTTCTCAAGATGGTCTGCCTGTGCTGATTTTGCTTCAGCTAAAGCCTTCCACTCGTTTTGCTCTTTAAGTTTCTGCTCATGACTCTTACTTTTCTCTTCTTCGTAAAGCTTGACCTGATCTTTCAGTTTCTTAGCTTCAGCAAGAACTCGACGATAAGTGTCATACGCAACTTTGTCATTAGAATTTTGCTCGGGTTGTCCACTGGACTCTTGAGTTGAGGCACTGCCTACATTTTGATCGCTCATGTTAATCTTTCTCCTTAATAATTTACTTGTCAAATTATTTATGACAAGCGTGCTAACTCTTCATTGATTAGTTGTGTTGCGAGGTCAATTACCTCTTGCTTCTCATCTGGTGAAAGCTTTAAAAACTCTCTACCAGCATCTTCCACGTATTGCCTGACTTGATTATTGTTTAAGCCCGATCTTTTGCCAGATAATTCTTTTCTTCTATTAGTTGGCTTAATGTCTATTGTTACCTTTCCACCACCAGCCCGACCTCTTAAAGCATCAAGCATTTGCCCGGTAGCTGTAAGGTTAGATTTACTTGGGTCTGTGTCTGGATGTAGTTCTGGTTTTTTATTTGGTTTATATGAAACTATTTTTCTTCCATCGCCCTTACCAATAGTAAAGAAAGCTAACTCACCTGCTCTTTGTTTCTTGTATGATTCAGATAATGGTTTGAGTGGTCCATCAGTTCCATCACCTTCTTCCCTAGTTCTTAGCTTAATGTAGTCTACTAAGTTTTGGGCAAGCTTTAGGGCAACTTTCTGTTGAATGATTCTTAGTCTACCTGAGTACTTAGCTTTAAATTGTCTTATCTTTTCTTCAGGTGTCATCTAGCAAATCCAATGCAAGCTCTCTTGCTAGTGCATTTAATTCTTCAGCAGTAACAGGACCTAACTCCGCATCGTCTTGATAAGAATCAATAAGAGTGTCCAAAGTGGAAGAATCAATACCCAGAAAATCACGCGCTCTTTTTGGGTTTGGTTCGCCCCCATAAGAACCGATTCTGTTTCCTTCAACTTTACCTGCAAGCTCATCAGAAGGTTTTTTATAACCAATAGTAATGAACCCAGAACCATCATTAACAAGCTCCAAAGCCTCAAGCATCTCTCCTGTTAAAATTAGATCAACATCAGAAACACCAACACCTTTAGTGTCAGCATACTTTGCAGTGTACTTAGGAAACTTTTTATCATTCTTATCAAGCCCTGCTGCGCTTCTGTTGATAATATGATTAATTATAACTTCAGCTATCTGCTTTCTTTCTTTAGGCTTTAATGTCTTTGGGAGAATAATTTTTTCCCTTGTCCACTTGTTTGCCATTAAATTAACACCCGACCGTTAAGAGTTTCTAATACTTTTTCATCTTCGTATTCTGGGTGTAACTTTCTTACTGCTTGATCAAGTGTCATTGTTCCAAGCTCAATTTCAGCTTTAATCTCAATGATCTCTTCCATGCGGGTCTTCATCGGAGACGGGTCTTCAAACTCAACCTTAATGTCCAACTCTTCTTCTGGCATTAGTCCAGGAACTTTTGACGGGTTAACCATGCCTGACTTAATCCAGTAGTTGTGAATCTTTGGTAGTTTTAAGTTCCATAATTCTTCTTCATCTTTCTCAAACCATTCCTGATTTTTCTTAATGATTTCGTAAACGTCCATTTCATCAATTACTTTTGCAATGCCAGATGCTGAACTGGTGCCTGACACCTGACCCATAGAACCAACACGTATACCCTTCGTTTCAAGCCATAACGTAAAAATAGTCATTACAAAGTCGATGACCTTTTGCGTATCTGCTTCAGGTTTAATTGTCCCGACTTGTGGAGTTTTGTCCGATTCACGATCTGATTTAAGTGACCAAATCACGTTAGGAGACATCTTGGCGTTCTCAAAGTTAACATCAACACCGTAAAGAATTGAGAAACACTGAAACATTTGGGCACCTGCTGCATCTGATAACATCACAGGTATTGCTTTGCAGATTCTTAGCATATCGGAGTCAAGTACTGGCAAAAGTCTGTTCTTCTGACGCTTGCCGTAAACAAAAGGAATAACACCTATTACGTTAACACCTTCGTTTTGAACTAAGTATTCAGAAGCTTCTGTCCCATTCATATAGAAAGCATCAAACTCTGTGTCTGTGTAAACATGCAGAAGCATAGATCCTTCTGAATCGTTTCTCTTGCCCATAAACTTAACAAAGATTGTCTCTTCTTCAGGATTAACAATAGAGTCAGATATAACAATAAAAGAGTTAAAGGCTAGTTCTCTGATTGCTGGTTTACCATTTTTATCGATGTAAGGTTCCCATGCAAAACCCTTAAAAAGGTTAGCGTATGAATCGGCAATATAAGCAGATTGATCAATATTTAATGCGCTCTCATAGAAGTCAACAAACTCTTGGTTTCTTACTTCCATAGATGTTCTATTAGGTTCTTTTGCGTATGTGTTGGATACCTTATCAATAAATCTTTGAAGAATATTAATAGGCAGTATTCTGTCCCTAATAGCGTGGTAATAGTTTGCAGATAAAGAATCTCTTAAGATTTTATCGATGTAAGGTAGAAGATTGCCTTCATAAATATTTAGGGCTTCATTGTTTGTGTTGATAAAATCAGCATTATCTTTGATGTATTCAATGATTTCTTTTCTTCTTTGTTTTAGCATATATTCCTTAAAGTTGAATTGTCTTAGATTCTAGTTGTGATCTGTATTTATCATAGTCAATTACATACCCAATGGCAGTGGTTACGTGTTGTTGTGGCAGCGAGTCATCCTCAACCAAGTCAGCACCTTTTTTAAAGTTGGTTTGCATAAACCCATCATGCAACCATTCGTCATAGATAAAAAGCCTTGCCTGTTTATTCTCATTCATAAAATGCGAATTTACAATGTTGTGTCTTCTTCTAATTGGTGGGTTGGCAAGTGGAACCCTTAATTCAAAAGACAACGAACGGTTATCTTTGGTTCTGTAATTAGATAAAAATGTTCTGATAATATCATAGTCAGATTTTATCGATCTTGTATCTTTATTCTTACCAGACGCATCACCATAGACAATGATTTTGATACATCTATCAAGAACACCGCTTGATGCTATTTCTTCCATTATGTCAGCAGTTCTTGCCCCGTTGACGTGAAAAGACTTAAAGAAATGGTAAGAATCGCCAACCTTAACACCAACCGCTGCGCTCATAGGTTTGTTGAAACCAATGTTAAAATCATGAGTAATTATCAATTCTCTTACTGGTAAGCTAAACTCTTTCTTATAATTATTTTCCCTATTATAGGCGTAGTAAACTCGATCTTTATTTAAGTCTACCCATTCCCCGTAAATGTATCTTTGCGCTGAAACAGGATCAAGATCATCCTTAAGCTGCTTAATATATACCGGATCAAGAAAGGGATTATCTGTGGTAATTGATTTAAAAACAAACCTAGTGGGCTTTGATTCATCAAAGAAATAGCGATAAACCCAGTGGCTTTGAGAGTCTGGATTTGTGGCAGCAATCAGAACATTTTCTTTTATGTTTGGTATACGTCTAAGCCTTGCTTTTAATGTCATAAAGGCTTCTTTATCTTCTTCTGTATTTTCAGTTAATTCTTCAAACACTAGGAAAGATATTTTTAAGGATCGACCCTTTTTATATCTTTTATCCGACCATGACCTAGAAATTATCTCAGAACCATTTGAGAACTTAACCATGGCGATAGAGTCTCTAAGAAAGTAATCCTTACCATCTTCTAAATCTTCTGATATGTGTTCAATTATTTCTTTGTAAATTGTGCTTTTTAAGTCTGGTAGTGCCTTTCTTGCAAGTAGAACCCTTGCCCCCGGATTAAAAAGGCAATGGCTAACTGCAAGGTGCGCCATTAGAATTGACTTGGCTGACCCGTAAGAGCCACTTAAAAGAATTTCGGGAGTTCCTTTCGAGTAGTCCCAGTCCCTGCGGATTAGGTTAACCACTTTTATCTGGTATGGTATAGCATTAGGATTAAATTTGGTTAAGCTAGTTCCTGAGTGCATCATGAACGTGCTTCCATTCTCTTCCATTTCTTATTGCATTTATTCTTGTTGTAGAAACGCCAAAACAATCTGAAATAGATTTGTTTGTCCATCCATTACCAACACCATTCTTTGAGTTTTTAGGCATCGTAAGAATAGTAAGAACTTTTATCTCATCCAGAACTGATCTTCCATGGGACGAACCTTTGCATGGCTTGGCAAGATTATTAACCCAAGAGTGTTTTGCGTTTTCTGAAAATGTCATTTCTTCTAGGTTTTCAGGACTGTTATTTAATTTGTTTCCATCTTTATGATTGATGGTCATTCCGTCTGTAATTGGTCCATAGTTTAAAAAATATTGATGCCTGTGAATAGACGTATTCTTTCCATTAATTTTAAAAGTCAGATACCCATCTTTGTTTTTCCATGCAGAAACATTGCTACCGTCAGAAAATGTAAATCTCATTCTTTATCAACCGTATATGAAAGTTTTAAACCACTTTTGGCATCTTCTGTTACGTCATGGACGATCGTTTCTTTTGGTTTGCCTAAGATGTAATTACTTACAAAGTTAGCTGCTTGAACATTTCCTAATATTGCTAAATCACACATGGCATAAAATATGTCATCCCATTTCTCATTTAAAATCTGGGTTCCACGATCAAACATTTCCTTTTTGGCTTTAAGGTTGTCAAAATCATTTTTAAATTCAGTTTTTTTTGTACCAGCAGGATTGCCAGATTGTCCTTTTATCCAAGGCATTATATTGCCCCTATATTGCTATAGACCTTGCGTGTCATGAATTAACACTAACCAAACCAACATTCATAAGCCGTTGGTTGATTGCCCATTTCTGAAGTAATTTTGCTATTATTTCTTGTTCATCAGGATTGATTTCAAGCTTTAAAATAATTGAACCATCAACCTTAGTTGATATTCCTGCTATTATTGCTTGGCATACGCCTATTTGATCAGTTTCCATTTACCCACCGAGTAGAATGTTCCGAGTCACTGACTCTTGCTATCAGGCTATGTAATGTTTACATGGTTAGTCAATAGGCTATATTCTATAATAATGAAGAATCTTATTGGGTTTATTCTATCTGTTCCACTTATCTACTCAAACGACTACTTGCTACAAGCAATTTATGCGGATTATAAAGAACCCGAGTCTGTTGAGGTTAGTGAAACATCAGAAGCTGAACATTATTCATGGGAGCTTG